GCTTGCGCTTCTTGTTGCTTCATTTCACCGATTCGCTTATCAGCCGTGTACTCTGCTAGAGCCTCGGCATATTCAAACGCATCGCTGAACTGACTAGGTTGTGGCTTTTCGTCAGTAGGGTTAGCTTTGGGCTTGCCCTGACTTTCTAAAGCTGCCAAACGCTGTTCTAATGCCTGCCTTGCTTGACGTTCTGCCTGCGCTTCTTTACGCGCTTCTTCACGTTGCTTGGTAATCTCACTAAAACGGCGCTCAAGTTTTGGATTTTGCTTGCGCTCACCCTCTTGTTTTGCTTCGGCTTCTGCTTCTTCAGGTTCACTCCGTTCTTCAACCACTTCTGCTGGCTCCGATTGCTCGGCCTCAGTTGATGGTGATTCGGCTAAACCTAATCTGTTTGCATAAAATTCCGCTGCGTTGTCGCTGGTCAAAACTTGACCTGCTTCTTTTTCAGACATTACGTGTCCCTACGAATTTACCCAGTTAACCTAACTGGTAAGGTTGTGGAGTTTATACCACAGAATTATTGCCCCATCAAGGGATTTTGCTGATTATCAATGTCTGCCACGGCAAATTGTGCCGCTTGCAATTGATCTGCATTGCGTCTTTCAATTTCGCCAAGCAATCGATTGGTGTCCATGTTGTGCAACATAAGCTGGACAATCGCATCAATTTCAGTTTTGTTCTGGCTTGTGATTGAACGTGTGTTCTGGTCGTTGACGCGCACTTCAGCCATTGTTTCGGTATTATGAGCGCGGCTAGTAACGTCCATGAGCTTGCGCTTGGTGTCGCCATCTTCTTTAAGTTGGGCAACACTTTGGCGATACTTCAAGTCCAGTTGCATTGCTTGCATTTGCTGTTGCATTTGCTCTATTTGCTGTTTGGCCTGCGCCAATTGCATTTGCACTTGCGGTGGAATGTCAGATTTGTCATCAATCTGAGCCAATGGATTAAGCGTAGCCAAGCGGTCTGCAATAACGTCTGCGCCTGGGAAATCTTGGTTTCTAAAGTACAGATCGCCAATCTTGTCCATCAAAGCAGGGTCGCTTGCCAAGATAGGGCCAATGCTTGCCACAGCCTCTTGGCGCTTGCTGTCGTAGCCTGGGCCTGTGTCCATCACCACATCATATTGGCCAATGGTCAGGTCGTTCAGGATTCGGCCTGTAGCTTCGCGCTGGTTCATTGTCAGCAGTTCAGGCTTGCCATCGTCACCAATAATCCGCATCACGCGTTGTGTGTCGTAGATTTTGGGAATCAAGTCCAAGCAAATCCTGCCAATGTGCGAGATAGAACGGGTCAGGTTGTCGTAATAGTCGTAATTGGTCAGGTCAACTTGCTGTTGTTGGCCGTTCAAAGCCTTGCCAGAAATATTGCCTTGGCCTAGCTGTGCAGGGTCAAACACACCCATGATTGATTTAATGTCATCGTCCACACCTTGTGCAGCGGCCATGATGCCAGCTTGCGGTGGCTCTGGTTGCAGGCGTTGCGGCACAGGTGCTGGTCGGCCTTCAATGTCTGTTTGCTTATAGCGCAACAGCGGGAAAGACTTGATGTTGGCGTTTGCCCAATCGTTTTCGTGGCCTTCATCTTGACCTTCAGCAATCAACCACTTGGCCTTTGGAGCCAGCGCAACGCCTTCGGTAATAGAAGTCTGCCAGAAGTTATACATACGCTGCGGGTCTTTGGCATTGCGAATCATGCCAAATTTCTTGCGTTTGTCGCCTACAACCAAATGACGACCATAAACAGGCACGATTGGGATATAGCGACCAGCCCATGTGCCTTCTTCAATGATTTCGTTGGCTGTTAGCTTGCAGTATTTAATAGTTTTCTTGTATGACTTACGCTGGTCAATCACGGTGATGCCAGCCATGGCCAAACGCGCAAACGAATCTTTATCTTCAGCAAAGGTGCTAGAGCCATCGCTCAACAGATACAAAATGGCCTTTTCGCGCACCGTGTAGTAATACTCAGCAAGGCGAATGTCCTCTTTTGTAATCCACTCTGATTGGCTGTCGCCAGTACCGCGCTGCGTAAATGATGTGCCATTGCCGTCATCTGCGTCAGGATAGAGCTTGGCAAACTCCTTCTTTGGCATCATTGTTGTAATTAAACAACGGTCAGCGTCAGAGCCATCAGGGGCAACAGAATTGGGGTCAAAGTAGACGGTAAACGGGTTGTCTACAGGGTCAATATAGATTTCTTGATCGAACGAATCTTCTGAAACGTAGTCTGTGCGGACACGCACATAACCCCAACCCATGCGCACAGCGTATTCAAAAGCATTGTCATAGGCGTGATCGGCGTTTGAGTTGACTTCAATGTGGCGAATGACACCCTGAATGACTTGCGCGTCAACCATGTCCTGCTGCGTATTGACAGCATGAACTTTGATGCGTGGTCGTTGCTGGCGCTGTTGGTTACAGACCTGGCGGCAATAGTTATCCACTTTGTTGACCACAATGACGGGGCGTGATTCCAGATTGCGTGAGTTTTGCAACTCCACAGGCCATTGATCGCCGCCGCCAAACTTGAGGTCTTCAAGAGCCTCTTGACGGTTCATTGTGTCGGCATCGTTTGCCAGTTTCAGGAATTCAATTGCTTCTTGAATTCGTGGGTCGTAATCATCTGCCATATATGTCCTTTGACAAGTTGCCTAATTTTAACTCATCCAACTATTAGCGCCACCATAATATTGCGTTGGCTTTGGTTGTCTACGCTGTTTTGGTTCGTTAATCATCAAGCCAATGTAGCGGAAAGCGTCAGCGCCGTGGCTGTAATTGTCGTGAACAGGCGTTTTACTGAACTGCTTTGTCTCTGGGTCCACATCGTAACGATAGTGCCGCAAACATTGCAACCCGTCATGGCAGTTATCACGGTCAAACCAGCAATTCCTAAAAATTGTCCTGGCAGCGTTGATGCTGTCCAAGATAGGCGTTCTTGGGATAATGCGGGTTTTGTAGCCAGCATTTCTAACGATTTCCTCAATGCTACGGCCATTGCCAGCCAGCGTCTTGTTCTCAGCGTCATGCGGCAACCAAAGCGTGTCGTAGATATACCCGTAGGTTTGCATCTTAGCTAAATAGTCGCTCATGGTCTGCTGATTGCCCTCGGTGTAGCGAATCAGGCGGGTTTCCATGCCCACAAACTGCAAGAACCAAATAGCCGTAGCGTCTGACCAGCCCAAGTCAAAAATGGCGTGTACGGGCTTTGTCGGGTCATAGTTGACCTTTGTGATGCGCCCATCCAACTCGGCAAGCTGCATTTCCTTGGCAAACACAGCGCCATCTACGGTTTGGCGGCATAAACCTTCCCACACCACGTTATAGGCTTGCGGGTCACGGGCTTTTAGCTGGTCTTTTTCCTCACGCAGCGTTTCAGGAAACCACGGGTTATCTGACCAGTTCACCTTAACAACAATTGCGTTATCAGGCTTGTGAATGACAAACCGTTGGTAGGTTTCGTCAGTTTCTAGCTCTGGGTTGAACGTAATCCAGATTTCTGAGTTTTCTTTGCGAATGGTAGGAATCAGCACGTTCCAGCTAAATCGGCTGGTTGTCTGCGCTTCTTCTACCCAACAAATGTCCACGCCTTCATATGACTTGACGTTAGCCACGTTGTTCTTTAGGCCAACAAAGTTAAATTCTGAGCCGTTCTTGCCCCTAATCGTGTTTTGGGTAATCTCATAGAACCCCAACAGGCCAAGCGCCTCAATCTGGTCGCACAACAGCTTGTGAACCGAATCCCGAATTGAGGTCTGAAACTCACGGGCGCACAAGATGCGTAACGGGTCTTTGGCGGCCTTGATAAGCAATGCCCTAGCGACACCCCATGACTTAGCGCCACCACGACCACCGTAAAGAACTTTGTAGCGTGATTTTTCAAACAAGCATTGCAGCTTGATTGGGAACTGTGCCTTGGCTATTGCGCCTTGTATGTCACTCATTAGGCTTTACAAAGGTCACTTGAATGCCAGACAGCAACGGCGCTCCATCTGCCCCTGTAATCTCGGTCTTTGTGCTTTCACGGTACTTCTTAGGAAACCTTGCCGCCATACTACGCGACCACAGCGAAGCATTTAGCTTAGACGCATC